GCTCTTACCGATCCAGGCAGTGCTTACCGCTCCACCAATCTGGAACATGACCTCAGGATACGTACCGTTTTCCTGGACATCGCCTGCATAGACGGCTCCCAGTGCACCAGCGAGTACCTGAGTATTGAGACCCTGTGCCTGCACCTTGCTAAATAGCGAAGTGACTACGGCCTCGGGCTCAATTGGCTCACGAATAATAATCTCCATCGACTTCTGAAGCAGAGGAGTAATCTCAGAAGCCGAGACGGTGTCACGGTTCTTCGGAGAAATTGTCTCTGCAAAAGAGGCCCAGGGGATCTTAATATCTGAATCGGGAAGCTGTCCACGATTCACCATTACGTCCGCTAGATAGCGGGCTGCTTGGTCGTCACCAGAAGGAAGCTCTAGCTCGTGGCCATCATTTAGCTTTAGAGTAGTCATGATTAGCTCCTTATGACATCTTGATGTTAACAATTGCGATTGAGTCCGCAACTGTTTCATCAGATAGTGTGATTAGGTCCGAGAAGCCCTTGGTGGCAGTACCCGGCATCTGGGCGGTCTTTGCAAAATTCGAACCCTGGAAACCTGTACGCACGCGGTCTAGGAGACCTCGCGGTTCTGCCTGGACTTCGAGTACACGGCCAATTGAGCCCGCTGATGTACTGCCCTGCGAAACGAAGTTAGACTCTTCGTCAATGCCAACATAGTCACCAGGGAACGGTAGGTCTACGAAGTGAACGTGTCGATGATCACTAGCGTTACCTGTACCGTAGTAGCTGTAACTAATTGTGTCAGTATTGGGCGTAGGTAGTGCGTTACCACCAAGCTCGTAGACAAAGATTAGTCCAACCTTCACATCAATCCAGTAATCACCGGCCTGCGAAATCGCAGAAATCGAACTGCGCTTACGAAGAAGCGCAGTGGTTGTGCTAGTAATCGGAGTGCGATCGGTATCCGCTGCGAGAGGAAGGCCTTCTAGCTGGAGAGCAATAACATCATCACCAGCAGTGACAGAGTTAACACCAGTGCCACCGTATCGAGAGAGTGTAGCGAGCTGAGTGGAAGTGAGCCAAAGCTCAGCAGGCGCGCTGGAAGCATCCGGGAATTGACTACCGTCACCAATAGCAGCAGTCCATGCAGTGAATGTGCTGATCGCAGCAGATGTCTGGCTAAGCGCGGCGAGGACAGGAGCCCTTAGCTGAACATCAGTCAAGAACTGAACTAGACCCTGCTTCTGGTAGTTAGTAAATGTACGGTTAGCGTAATCATTCTGATCAACGCCTCCAGCCCATACGTAAACGTCGTAGGCTGCGACACCAATCGGATCGGAAAGCACCCTACTAGCCACTACTTGAAGGTCGGCAATGAGGGTCCGGTTATATGTTCCGCCGACGGTGAAGCTTACTTCTACTTCGCTCTCTGCAACAATGCCACGCGCTAGCATCGCATCAGTGAACTCTAGAACAGTTACAGCGCCGATGTCGGCAGTTAGAAGTGGGAGTCCAGTACGAACATCAACTACACCGTAGGTAACGTCTGTGGATGTATAGGTGATAAAAGTATCACCTACTAGTGTTGCATTATCAATGACAATAGCCAGTCCTGCTGGAATGATTCGACCTTCGCCATCAAAAGCGACAGGCTTGCCACTAGAGATCACGAATGCATCTTCAGATGCTGAGCCAGTCCATTCGACCGGAAGCCAAGAGGCAGGCTTCCATTCACCAGCAGGTGCCGAAACATTGGTCTGAACAACGTTCTTCGGTGTAATCTGGTCAAAAATGTCATCACGAGTCTTGAATGATGCGTTGAAACGCTTTACAGTCATGATAACTCTCCTAATCGTTTAGGTTGTTGGGATGGAAGCCTCGCGGCAGGTACCCAGACTTAGAGTCTAGGTACTTCTTTGCTACATCTTCCCCGTCTTTTTCAAGTAACTCAAGGTAGTTATCTACGATGCGCTGCTCAAATTTACCAAGCTCCGTCGTCTTCTTTACAGAGTCAGATGAAGCAATACTTGGATCGTCTACCGGTACGACCGGCTCTTTATCCGTGTTGTTCACAATGGTAACAAACTCCTCATAGGTAAATACAAGTTCATTATCATCATTTTTATCAGAAAGTTCAAGCTTGTTCGCTTTTGCGAAGGCGGCTAGGACCTCATTGAGCTTGTCTGTAGTCGCTACTAGTGCTGTATTGGCAGCCTCTAGTTCGTCTGCAGAAGTATTTTTCTGAGACTCATCTACAACCCCAGGAGTTTCGGGAGCGCTATCAGCAACTTCTACTTCTGCTGGGACTTCCGCAGCATCAGTGTTTTCTTCAACTGCCGGAGCTTCCTCTTCCTTAAGTAGAGCGGCCACACTTGTCGCCAGAGTCGCAAGCTGTTCATCAGAAAGCACCATAGGGGAGGGAGTCGCTGGAGTTTCAACGACCGGTTCGTTCCCAGCTGCTGCAACAGCAACCGGAATACTTACCTCCTCTGCACTGTCAGCCGACACGAGTGGCGGGGCAGTGTATTTATCAGAAGCGCCTCCAGCCATGTCATATTTGTCAAGCGACCCGTTTACGTAAGAACCTCTAAAGTCCTTACTAGTGGAGACTTCATGTAGTTCTCCGTGAAGCTTATAAACATCACGAGGAATCTCGTTAAGCCCATCCTCACCGAAGTAGCGTAGCCGGTAATCGTACTGGCTGTGTAAAGAGTCATGAACCCGGATTAACCACTCGCGTTCGAGCTGCGATTCTCCGGCTAGCGCATCACTAAGAGCAGTAATAACTTCAGTCGAACCATCAAAGATGAGGCGCCCAAGTACGTCTGGCTCAGTGTCTGCAAGATTAAATGTTCCGTTGCCTTCCTCGGCATCGGAACCTTCTGTGTCGAGAACCTTTTCAGGCTCCGGTGCTGTAGTGTCAGGCATAACTGTCTCCACAAAGGTGTAAATTGAATCCGTAGTATAGACAGTGCCCATATCTACTAAGCAAGTTGCTGCATCTGCAAATCGTACGTTTGCCGTACTATCTGACATCTGCATAGAGCGAATTTGCGAAAGATCATCACCGGGCATGTTTACTACAGACCCTTCGTTGACGGAGAATCGACCCGTGATAAATACACACATCTCTCCATCGTAAATGCGACCATGGCGATGTTCGCATACATCACTGGTTGCCCAATCGCTCATACATACTGAGCAAACATGTCTATCTGTCCCGCTACCAGCTGAAAACGTTTGGTAACGACCATCTAGGAACTTTTCAACCGCATCCTTATCCGAAATCTTTGCCTGCGCCTGCATAACGCCGAGACCGGGCCACTTACGATTGGTAAGTAGGCCGAACTCTTTCATAACATCATAAATTCTCTGAGGATCGTCAGCTTCATAAGCATCCTGAACCTTAAGAAAATCATTGATGTTTCTGAAGTGCCCCACGGCTTGATTGGAAAGATCTATCCATTGACCACCGACAAAGCGACCGATAGGGTCGCGAGCGGAGTCGTGATGAACCAGGATCGGTTTATTATACGGCTCGGTTAAAGTCTTGATGCCAAGCTTCTGACCACGCACAGGATAAATACGGTTATTGATTCGACGACCAGAGTGGGAGAGGTCATACGTAATTAGTAGACCACCATTCCCTTCGGCAATGCTGGCTTCAGCCTTATCGAGAAGTGCGTACTTCTCCTTATCGCTAAGAGCTGTAATCCGAGGATCAGGCTTTAGAGTGACAAGGTCTGTAAGTGTGAACAAGTCAGTCATGGATTCTCCAGGAGTTAGGCGTAAGGTCCGAGGTATTTGCGGAGGAGTGCGTAGAATCTCCACTCGGGAATGTCAACGTCGGCATCCTCAATAAAGTCTACTAGTTGTACATAGTTTGAAACAAGCTTGTCAAACTCAATACGAAATTGAGTTCTTTTTGAAATCATTAAATCTGATTCATCCAAGAGGTTATCTGCCCAGTCAAACCACTCTGTCAAGCTATCACCGCTCAGTTTAGGTCCGCTGCGTGTTCCTTGCTGATTGGTAGGCCTTGAAATATTCAAGGAAGTATTCTTCTTGGCAGACTTCGTAGCTGGACGGCCCCTTGGACCGGTAGCAGTAGCGGTAGAAGTCTTCGCAGCGGCAGCTTCTTTCTTTACCCCTTCAGGAGTAATAGACGACTGAGGGCTAACTGCTAGGGCATTACCCGCAGCGCTGTCCGGAGCAATCATAGACTTAAGTAGAGCAAGAGGCTCTTCATACTTCTTGAAGAACGTAGTATCAAGGAAGTCGTCTTCGACAGGCATGCGACCCAATTCCTTGCGAGCTTCACCCTCATTGATAAGGTTGTTTTGCCAAAGCTGAATAGTCTGATTTTCAAGCTTGCTCTGAACTTCCTTATCTACGATACCAAACTTAATCTCAACCATATCCATGTCTGGAACAGTCTTAAATCCAAACGGACCCTCCAAAAGGATCTCTCTAATAACAAAGAACTCAATGAAGTACTTAAGAGTC